CAAATCCTGGCGCGTCGACCGCAAGCGCTACACCGCGACGCCGCTGATGGGCGACGGCTCCGAGGGGCCCGCGCTCGAGCTGCGGGCGCTGTTCGAGGAATTCCAAGATGGCTGACCGGACCATCACGGTCCTGACGCCGGCGGTCGAGAGCGATCTGCTCACGCTGCAGGAAGCAAAACAACTCATGGGCCTCAGCCTGACGGATACGTCGGACGATGCCCAACTGCAGCTCTTCATCGACATCAACTCGGCGACTGTCGCAAGGCTGTGCAATCGAATATTCGCGCGCGAGGAGGTCCGCGAGGAATGGCGCGATCTCGGCAGCCAACTGGCGTGGCCCGGATATTATTACCCAGATTATGTGTCGTACTATTCCGGCATTGCGGGGGCGCGGTGACGCGATCCGGCTTTTCCTCTCTCATTGGCCCGTGCAACCTGGCGACGTCGAGAGCGTCGAATCGCCGCAAGGCACGGTGCTCGATCCCAGCACGTATGAGGTCGAGACCAATTCCGGCAAGCTGTTCATCCTCAACGGCTCTTTTGTCGAGCCCATCGTTGTCACCTATTGGGGCGGCTACAGCCTGCCGGACGGCTGCCCGCTTCCGCTCAAGCAGGCCTGCGCGCTGCTCAACGTGCAGAGCAAGTTGCTCGCCCAGCTCGGCAGCGTCGGCGGCATCAAGTTGCTAACCCACAAGCAGGCCCGAGTAGGTTTCCACGATCCCGTTCAGATGCTCGAGGCGGCGATGGGCGGCAAGGGCGCGCCCACGCAAATGCAAGTCATGAACCTGCTGTCCCATTACATGCGATACGAGGTTTAGGCGATGGGGATCGATTTCTCGACCACCGTCTACTTGCCGAATTTCACCGTGTTCGCCCGCCAGGTGACCATAACCCCGAAGGTGTCGCAGCCTGGAGCTGGACCTTACTCAGCGCGCGGCATTTACGACACCGAGGAGATCGACGTGGCCGCCGAAGACGGCTCGGTCGTCACCGACCACCGCACGATACTCGATATTCGCGAGGTCGATTTCCTCGTCCTGCCGCAGCAAGGCGACGAGGTGTTCATCCCGCCCGACACCGGCGCGATGGGAGCGCTCGGCGATCACGAAGTGATCAACGTGTTTCATAACGGGGGCGGCGAAACCACGCTGCAGCTCCGCAAGATCGAAACAGCAGGCTGAACATGATCACGATCGATGCCGCGGGCGCCGCTGCGCTCGCGAAGACGCTCGGCAAAATGATTGGTCGCATCACCTATTTCGGCGGCGTCGAGATGCCGAAGGAGATGTCCGATTGGCAAACTGATGACGTGCATCGCAAGAAGCCGGCGACCAAGCGGTCGCGCTGGAGGGCCGGCTCGACCAAGGTGCGACGCTGTTCCGCCCGCACTCGCGATATGAAACCGAGAAATCAACGCAATATCAGCGGCGCCTGATGCGGCGGTTGCGGCGCGTCGGGACGACCAAACGGTTCAGGCAGATCAACGACTACATCCAATTGAAACGATCGAGCCGGCCGATCCTGCGCGACAGCCTGATCAGGGAACTGGAAGAGCGCATGGCCACGGCGATGTCCGAGACGATCTCCTGGACATGAATGCGATCGTAAGATTGCCGGACGGCATCACGCAGACCCAGAGCTGCGCCTGGGTGTTGCGTGAGCTTTTCCTCGAGGTGCTCGAGCCGTACTTCTCCGGCTTCACGATCCGGCGCACCGATTACAAGCCAATCTTGCCGGTGCAATTGCCGGTGCTCGGCGCCTACATCCTCAACGAGAAAATGACGCCGGACGGCGACGCGAACGCTGGCAGCATCAAGTTCATCCATAACTTCCAAATTGGATTTTCGATAATCATCGCCAACAATGATCCCGACATCGCCGAGCAGAAGCTCGACGCGGCGTTCTGGTCGATCATGAACGGGCTATGGACGGATGCGCCGCTCACCCGGTTTTTCAGCTCGGCCAATCCTGACCGCACGACCCTCGAGGGCGTCGCGCTCGGCCTGCGCCGCATGGTCTACGGCAACATAGGCAAGAGCAACGAAACGCCGATCGCCGAGCTGCAATACGAGATCACTTGCACCTACCGGACCTATTGGCCGCCGGTCATCAACGACTTCCTCGACAAGATCGTCGTGACCGTGATCCCGGCCGGGTTCGACCCGACGCAAACGCAGACGGTAACCGTCGAGTACGACTTCACCCAAACCGGCTAGGGCCGGTCCTTTCCCAAACAAAACGGAGAGCAGACATGGCTCAACCAGAGAGCGGCTTCGCCATTCGCCAGGAGCGCATCAAGGCGCGCAAGGAGCTGCTGGCAAGGATCACGCCGCGGTATCCGGCCGTGCGCGTCAACCCGAAGGACGACGACCTGCGCCGCGTCCTGAAGCATCCTAGCGGGATCGCGTTCCCGGCCACCGGCTCGGTCGAGTGGCCAAACGACAAGTTCACCAGGAAACGCATTGCGGACGGGTCGGTGACCGTCGCGGACATGAAGCAGGAGCACGCCGCTCCCCATCCGCAGCAGCGCGCGACGCACAACTAACGGAGGACGGTTATGCCGATCAGTTTCTCGCAGATACCTGCCGACATAAAGGTGCCGCTCTATTGGGTCGAAGTGGACCCGTCCATGGCGGGGCTCCCGCAGCTCGGGCTGCGCGCCTTGATGGTCGGCACCGCGCTCGCAGGCGGCGACGCGCAGATGAACGTCCCCGTCGCCGTGGGCTCGCAGGCGCAGGCTGACGCGCACTGGGGCCAGGGCTCCGAGATCAGCCGGATGTTCCAGGCGTTCTTTTCTAGCAATTTCAGCAACGAGGTGTGGGGCATCGGTGTGCCCGAGCCGGTGGGCGCGACCGCGGCGACCGGCACCATCACGGTGTCGACGCCGCCGACCGACGCGGGGACGATCCACCTCTACATCGGGGGCATCCACGTCCCGGTGAACGTCGGGGCTACTGACACGACAAACACGATTGCGACGAACATCAGCACCGCGATCAATGAAATATTTGACTTGCCGGTCGCGTCCTCAGTGGCGACGAACGTCGTGACGCTGCATTGCCTGTGGAAGGGCGTCAACGGCAACGACATCACGGTCAGCACAAACTACTACGGGACGATCGGCGGGGAGATACTGCCTCCCGGCGTCACGCTCACGCTCCCGGCGACCGGCCTGCTCACTGGCGGCGCCGGCGTGCCCGACTTCACGGCGGCGATCGCCAACATGGGCGACCAGCCGTTCGAATATGTGGCCGTTCCATATACCGACTCCACGACGCTGATGGATTGGGACCAGGAATATGGTTTCACCGACACCGGCCGATGGGGATGGCAACGCCAGCTCTTTGGCCATGTGTTCACTTCCAAAAGGGGGGCATATTCGAACCTGATCACGTGGGGCGACACCCAGAACTCGGGCGTCATCTCGGCGATGGCCTTTGAGCAGGCGTCGCCGTCGCCGTGCTTCGAGTGGGCGGCCGCCTACACCGCGATGGCGCAACGCGCGCTCGTCAACGATCCGGCCCGTCCGCTGCAGACGCTCCCGCTCAACAAGATCAAGTGTGCTCCGCTCGAGGCGCGGTTCGACTTCGTCGAGCTGAACGGCCTCGCCGAGAATGGGCTCGCGATCCAAAAGGCGGGCAGCGACAACCAGCCGATGATCGCCCGAGAGCAAACGACCTACCAGAAAAACCTGTATGGCCAGAGCGACGATGCTTACGAGCTGGTGACGACGCTCGCGACGCTGGCGAGGCTCCTGCGCAATCAGCGCCAGGCGATCACCAGCAAATATGCAAGGTGCAAGCTCGCCGATGACGGCACTCGCTTCGGTCCCGGACAGGCGATCGTTACGCCTGGCATCATCAGGGGCGAGCTGATCTCCGAGTACATGATCGACGAGTTCAATGGGCTGGTCGAGAACTCGGTCGCATTCGCTCAAAATCTGCTCGTCGAGCGCGACACAAACGATCCCAACAGGGTCAACGTGCTCTATCCGCCCGACCTCATCAATCAGCTCCGCATCTTCGCGGTGCTCGCGCAGTTCAGGCTCCAGTACGACAGGGGCCTCGATACTCTGATCTCGGCGCCGAGCCCGGTCGGTGTCACCGGCATCATGCCCACGCTCGGTTAATCAATAGGAGAACGTCATGGCAGTTCGCATCGCGGGCATCGCCTTTCTGTACATCGACAATAATCAGATGGCGTTGCGCGGAAACTTCACAGTTTCGCCGGCAGTCGTCGAGCGCACGATGCTGGCAGGACAGGATGGCGTGCATGGATATCAAGAATTGCCGCGCGTGCCGTACATTGAGGGCGACATATCAACGATGCCTGATCTCAATCTCAAGGACCTTGAGGCGCAGGTTAATGTCACCGTCGTTGCCCAGCTCGCCAACCAGAAGCAGTACACTCTCGGACAAGCGATATGCAAAGCCGGGTTTGAGGCTAACACCAGGGATGGACAGGTCAGGGTCCGCTGGGAGGGCATCACCTGTCAGGAAGGGACATGGTAAATGAACAAGCCTGTTGCGCGCGAAGGGTTCCAGCACGCCGAGCCGGTGCCCCCGGAACCGCCGCCCCCGCCGGCGGCGCCCGAGGAGTTCAGGGACATCTGGCCGATCAAGGTCAAGCTCGTGCACAAGCCGATCCATGACCAGAACGGCAGGGAGCTGGCCGAGCTGTCGTTCCGCGAGCCGACCGCCGGCGACATCAACCGCTGCGGAAACCCGGTGCGCCTGACCAGCGACTTCGACGCGGCGATCGACGAGAGGAAAATGACGCTCATGATCGCGGCGCTCTCCGGCGTCCTGTCGCCGATGCTCGACAAGATGGACCCGCGCGACTGGAATTCCTGCGCCTACAGATTGCGAACTTTTTTCTTACCAGAACCAGCGTTGGCCTGGTAGACGAGTCCGACAATCTCGTCCTCGACTGCTACTGGCTCGCGCGCTGGTATCACCAGTCCCCCGAACATTTCCTCGAGATGCCGATCTCGCTCGTCGCCCTCCACATGAGGCGCACGCAGCAGATGATCGACCGCATGCGGCCGCCGAAAGACGATGGCTGACCAAGAATTAAGGCTGACCGTCACGCTCGTCGACAACGCGACGCCGCAGCTCGGCCGCATCAAGTCGGCGATGCAGGAGCTTGGCAGCAGCGAAGCCCACAGCGCGGTGCGCCGCACCGGCGAGCACGCCAAGAACCTCGGCGAGCACATCGGCAAGCTCGGCCACGACATGGAGCACGTGGCCAAGCACGTCATCCCGTCCTACGTCCTGGGCATCGCCGGCATCGGCACCGGCTTCTTGGCGATGGGGGAAGCCGCCGAGAAGAGCCTCGACACCATCAAAGATTTCTCGAAGGAGCTGAGCCAGCTCGACCGCATCTCCAGGCAGACCGGCGTCAATGCCGGCCAGGTCAAGGAGATGATGGAGACGTTCACGCGCGGCGGCGTGGACGCAGGCCAGGCCAAGGCGAACATCGCTGGCCTCGCGGCATCGATGGCGGACCTCACCAGGATCGGCAGCGAGCTGCGCCAGAAGCTTGTGAGGGGAGCTGGCCTTGAAAACGCCGAGGCGATGCAGCGGTGGCTCGTCGGCTTGAGCGGAAAGGATATCTCGGAGTTCGCCAACGAGGTTAAGCAGAAGAGCGACGATATTTATCAGAATATGTACGATCATCAGCGGCGGATGGGGGCAACCGCTGAGGCAGCAGCCGCTCGAGCTGCAGACGCGAGAAAATCATTCCTCGATGCGTTTGGCGCTCCTGACCTCATTCAGGTCATGGAGAAGTTCACCAAGATGTCGTCCGAAGAGAAGGCGGCATGGGACGCGCGCATTAAGTCTGCCAAGGACTTCGAGGCCGTCAGCGGCGACATTTCAAACCAATGGGAAAAGATCACTGCGGTTTGGAAAGAGAACCTGCTCGAGGCCTGGCTCCCGACGCTCCACAAGATCGACGATATCGTCAAGGGATGGGCGGAGCACGGCCTCGGCGCCTCGCTGAAAGAAGCTGCCGAGGTCGAGGAAAAGCGGAAGATACAGATCGAGGCAGACAAGGCGGCCGGCAAAGAGGTCCCCGCTCCCGAACACAGGCAGAAATCGTGGGGCGATTTGCTCAGATGGAGAAAACCGACGGAGGCTGCTCCTGCAGCTCACGAAGAGCCGGCGCCCGCCGCTCACGAAGAGGCTCCGCCTCCGCAGCCGCCTGCGCCTCCGCCAGCACGGGCTCCTGCGCCTTCTGCCAAGACTGATTTCTGGTCGAAGATGCCCTTCCAAAATTCCAGGAGGGTGGCCTTGTCCCACAAGACCAGGTCGCGATGCTCCACAAGGGCGAACTCGTCATCCCTGCAGATCCGATGAACCTGCAGCGTGACGCGATCAAGCCGGCCTTCGGCAGCGACCAGGACTGGATTAACACGATCATGGGGGCCAGCGGCGGCCTCGGTTTGATGAAGGCGATCGTCAACCTGATCGGCGCGGCGCCGACGGAAAGCGGCATAGCGAGCCTGTTGCGCGCCAAGGCGCCGTCAGCTCCGGCCGGCGCCGGGGTCGCGGCGACCAAGCATTACCAGCGCGGAGGGTTCGTCGATCGCGACCAGTTCGCGATGCTCCACGCCGGGGAGACCATCACGCCTGGCGAAGGTGCGGAGACCGTCGAGAAGCAGACCGAGGCGACCGACGAGCTGACCGAGCAGATGAAGCGGCTCAATGATCTGCTCGACGAGCAGGTCGTGACGCGCATGGGAGGCCTCGGCCCGGGCCTCGGCGTCGGGCCTGGCAGGGTCGGGGGTGGAGGTCCTGGCGTCGGCTATGCAGGAGGCGCTGCCGCAGGCGGCGGCGGCTATGCGGCCGGCGGAGGTTACGCGGCCGGCGCCGGCAGCGTTTCCCCGATGGGAGACCTTACCGGCTTGACCGGCGGGGACGGCACGGCCGGCGGCGGCACAGGAGGCGGGGGCGGCGCTGGCCGCGGCGGCGGCGGCGGACAACCTTACGGCAGCGATGTTGGCGCTGGCGGAATAACTAACGACGCGACGGTCCCTGGAAATATCCTCGAGACCGCCAAGCACGTCGCCGCGACGCAAGGCCCAGGCGGCGTCGAAGCGTTCATGAGGTCGCAGGGTTATCCGAAAGCCGGGAGCTGGTGCGGCGAATTTGCCGCGTCCGTCGTCAAGGCCTCCGGCGGCACGCCGCCGCAGAACGCGTCGATCGCGTCGAACTGGCGCAACTGGGGCGAAGCCGATCCCACCCCGCACGTTGGCGACGTCGCCGTGGCCAACCGCGGCGTCCCGACCGGGGCGACGGGGAGCCACGTCACTTTCGTTTCCAACGTCGATCCGAAAACAGGCCGCTTCACAGGCCTCGGCGGCAACCAGAGCCACATGCTGAAGGAAAGCATTTTCAGGACAGGCGAATACACTTTCCGTAAGCCGACCCCGGCCGAGATCGAGAAGATGGCTGCCAAGTCCGGCGCCACCCCGCAGACGACCGCGGCGGCGCAATCTGAGATCAACGTGGGTGATCGCGGTGGAAGTGGCGCCCTCGCCAGCATACGCGCTCAGCAGGCGCAGCAGCTCGCCGACCCCGCCGTGCGCAATCGCCTGCTGGCCTTCACCAAGGCTGAAGTCGGCAGTCAGGGAAGGGCCGCCGAGCAGGCTTTCATGGAGGAGACGCTGAACCGCGCCGCGGCCCGCGGTATTCCGATCAGCAAGGCACTGTCTGGTTCATATTTCCCTGGCACCACCTATGCGTCTGCCGCTCGCGGCCTCACTGAAGGCAAGCGTGCAGAATTGGAAGCGATAGCGAGAGATGTTGAGGCTGGATCAAACATCAGTAGATATGCGACAGGCAATGCATCAGGGACTGTGGGCTTCGGTCGCGGAGGTTACGGTACGTTCGCATCGGGTGGAGAGCGGTTCGGCGTAGAAGAAGGCGATGTTAAGTGGGCAAAGAGAATAGCCAGTCTCGATCGCGCCTCCATGGACCGGCAGATGGCGCAGAAGGTCGAGGGCACCGGCAAGCTCGACGTGAACGTCAACGCGCCGAAGGGCACCATGGTCAACGCCGAGGGCAAGGGCTTGTTCAAGACCGTGAACGTGGCCCGCAACACGCAGATGGACAAGACCTCGTCGCAAGCCGAGCCAGCGAACCTCGTCGAGGAGTGACGTGGCCGGCTCGATCCGCGACATCAGCCTCCCGTTCCGCAACGAGTGGCTCCCCGCATCATTCCGCGGCGCGATGTTTCATGTGGAAACCGGCAGCAAGGAGAGCGGCCGGCGCATCGTGGTCCATGAGTTTCCGAAGCGTGACATCCCTTACGCCGAAGACATGGGCCGGCGCACCATGGAATTCAGCGTCCGCGGCTATTGCATCAC